CCTTGTGCTATATTACCATCAACTTCAACGGAACCTTGTCTTAAAGTAATTTGAATATATTCTTGAGGAAGAGAAAGTTGGGTAGAATAGTGTGTTTTTAAATCAACAATAAAAGAATTAGTATCTGCAGGACTTAAGTCTGATAAATTAATATTTTCGACCGTATATCTGATATAATAATAAGTAGTAGGAGTAGGTTCTGGTTCAGCAATTTCCGGTTCAGGTTCAGGTTCAGGTTCAGGTTCAGGTTCTGATTCAGGTTCAGGTTCAGGTTCAGGTTCAGGTTCAGGTTCAGGTTCAGGATACCCATCAGTAATTTCTATATCCATACCACTGTATGTATCATCAAATACAATGTTAGTAAATAATATTCCAGTAGCTTGACTAATATAAACTTTAAGAAGTGTAATATTTTCAGAAATTAACTGTTGAGTTAAAACACTTTTAACTCGTTGAGGTTCAGTGTCTTCAACAAAACCAGGAACTACATATGTGAGATTAAATATAGAATTACCACTAATAGTATTTAAATCAATAATAATATTGTCTTGAGCGAGAGCAACTTGACTAGCAAATGCAGGTAAAACTAAAGATTTAATAGTGTCGATATGAGTGTAAATATCATTATAACTAGGCTGTAATAATTTGTATGAAACAATGAAGTCAGTGAAAGGGTCTACAATTTCAGGTTCAGGTTCAGCTTCAGGTTCAGGTTCAGGTTCAGGTTCAGGTTCAGGTTCAGGTTCAGCATAAATAAACCAATTATGATTAAGTGTAGTATCCCAATTAGGAGTTGAACCAAATTTATTGATCATAGCAGTGGCTCCATTAAACATATTATTACCAGTAGCATTATTAGGGAAATCCCAGCGTCTAATATCTTGAGAAAATACAGTAGCACCATTGAACATATTATTAAAATTAGTAACATTATTAGTGCTCCAATACATAATATTTTGGTTAAATACAGTATTCATTGAGAACATTTCAGCCATATTTTGAACATAATAAGTATTCCATTTATCTAATGGTTTATTGAAAGAAGAATTTTTGAACATAGCATTCATAGAAGTGACATTAGAAACATTCCAATTATTAATGGATTGATTAAATGGAGTATTATTAAATACAGAATTCATAGAAGTGACATTAGAAACATTCCAATTATTAATGGATTGATTAAATGGAGTATTATTAAATACAGAATTCATAGATGTGACATTATTTACAATCCAATTATTAATGGATTTATTAAATGAACTACCATGAAACAAAGAATTCATAGATGTGACATTAGAAACATTCCAATTATTAATATTTTCATTAAATATTCGGTCTTTAAATAAACTATCCATGTTAGTTACAAGATATGTATTCCAATTATCAATAGAACCAAATTTATCGACGACTTCAGTTCTTAAAGAACCACCGGAAAACCATTTACCAATATTCAAGGCAATATTAGAATCATCAAGGAAATTGGATTGAGTAGAGATTTTTCCAGCATTAACATTTAATTTAAAAGAAAAAGATTCAAGATAATTATCATCACCGTATTTATAATTAATAGTGCCGGTAGAATTATTTTTTAAAGTGAATTGACCGACATAAATATCAACACCTTGGAGTATTTCTTTATTAGCAAGGAACCATGAAATATCAGTTGTATTATTATAGACAATATCAGTTGGAACATGTAAAGTAGTATCATTCATTAAATAAGAAGGAATAACGTTGTCAATAGTGGTATATGTAGTTAGATTTAAGAAATTAGTATCATTAATAAGTTCAGGGTCAGGTTGACCTTTACCACTTGTGTGATATTCATGTGTAAAAAAATGCAAATTATTATCATTTGCAGAGATAGTTTGTAACAAAAGTTTATTACTTTGTAAAGTAGAAATATCATTAAATCTAATGTATAATTTGTTATTAATATATGTATCATAATCATCATTAACAAGAATTTCATATTGTTTTTCTTTAATAATTAAATCAATATTACTAGCAAGAGAAGTAGTATTAACAACTTCTTGTGGTTCAGGTTGAGAAATGGTAGCAGTGCCATCAATTCGATAAAGTGATTTATTATAAGTTCCATTAATAGGGAAGTTAAGAGGAACATGAGTTAATAATAAAACATAAGTTTTGCCAGAAGTTAATTTAACAGTAGAGAAAGTAAATTGTTTAAGTAAATTTTGACCGACATTAGTAGTATTAATATAACTACCAGAAGGTAATAAATCATCATTAGAATTATAAGGTGCTTCTCTTAAATTAATTAGAACAATAGAATTGTCATTATTAGAGTTGAATTTTTTCAAAACAAGTTCATGTAAGTCATAACCAGAAGGGACTGTAAATTTAACAGCATCATGGAAATCTTCGACCTCATTAACATATTGATTAATACTACCAATCGTATTACTAAAAATAAGTTGTTGTAACCCATTAAAGTCTAATATAGTAGGATTGAGAGTATTATCATTATAGTCATCCATAACTTCAGGTTCATGTTCAGGTTCAGGTTCAGGTTCAGCTTCAGGTTCAGGATAAAAAGCAGAAAAGTTACCTATAATTTTATAATAATGTTCATGATTATTGACGGTAGGATTAATGTTAATATTAATTTTATATGTTTTGGAATTATCAGTAGCATCAAAAAAATCAGCAGTTATTTGTTGTGAAACAATTAAATCAGTTTGATTTTGAAAATCTGAATTATCAAGATTGTTAATATTGTAACTAGCAGAAGAATTTTCTTCGCTAATAGATATGTTAATTTTTTCATTTCCAAGAATAGTACTTTCATTTGATAAAAGTAAATTCTCTAATTTTGTATATCTAGGTAATGTAAAAGTAACCCAATCAGCATCATCTACATCATTCGAATTCGGTTTTTTTCCAATAAAATTAGCAATAATAAATTGATTATTTTCGGTAGTATTTATACTAGTAGGTGTCCATTGACTGTTACTATAGTCACCAAAAACAACATTTGAATTAATTAAATTTGCTAAATAATTGGAAATAGATGTTTTACTGTGAATGTTCAAAGAAGAATCGAAGTTAGAAATCGAATAATCAGGATTTGAAGATTCATGTGCACTGATAAATTGAGCGTCTCCTACATCAACTTTGCCGTTGGTGTTAAAGTCAGGTGCGCTGCTGTTGCTGCTCATGGTGTATATATACAATATACAATTATTTTATTGTATATTGTTAGAACCAAATAAAAAAATCATCATCGTTAAAATCATTAGGTAATTTAGTTTCATTATTGTTTTTAGTATAATTAACAAAATTATGATTTTTGTTTTTATTAATAGTTTTATTATAGACTTTATAATAGTGTAATTGATTAGGGGATACTAAAAAGACAAGGGGTTTATCGTTATTAGTAGTATTTTTATTATGGTCTTTAAAAGTATTAAGAAAATTATTAATATACTTTTTTTCTTGTTTTTTTTTGTATTTATTTTTGTTTAATTGTTTGTTTTTGTTTTTATTGTTATTATTATAATTATGATTAGGTAAATGATTAGTATATGCACCATATTTGAAAGCATGTTCAGTGACATTAAAATAATCAAAAAGTTGAATAGATTGAAAAGGAAAATTATTAGTAGAATTATCTAATTTATTGTAATCATAAATAGATCGATAATTAGAACCATTAATATGTTCATCAAAATTTAAACAATATAATTTTTGTTTAATAAAAAAACGATTGATGAAGAAAAGGAAAAATATAAAAAACATGAAATATATATAAAATAGATTAAAAGGTTTTTAAATTATTAATTAAAGAATCTAGTTTATTTTTATTATGGAGAGTATCAGAATATCCAATATCATATAAATATTTTAATTTATTAATGTTAGGTTCTTTATTAATAAGTTTAAATTCATTAGTATCATACATAACTTTAGACTCCCAAATATAAGGGGAAATGAGTATAGTGCTATGATTATTAGTTAAGAAAGGATTTTTGGCGAACCCTCCATCAAATGAGAATCTGTTTCTATATTTAAAAGTTAAACCACCAGTAATGAGTGGTATATGAGAACTAGCAATACAACAATCAATTGCATCTTCGAGAGAATCAAAATCATTATAAATTATAGGTTTGAAGTTATATTTATTAAATCGACTAACGCCAAGATATAATCTTTTAAGATCGAAATCATTAGAATTATATTTTAAAAGTAGTTGATTTTTAATAGAAAATTGTAAATTTTGAATATTATTTTTATCGGATAATGGTAAATTTAAAACATCATTAATAAAATCAGAATTATCACCATGGAATGATAAGAAAAGAGCATTCCAAGCACCAGCAGAAGCACCAGAAAAAACAAAATCGTTAAGATTGTAATTTTGTTTTAAATAATGACAAACGCCTAAAGTATAAAATCCTTTGTAACCACCAGGAGTTATAGAAATAATATTATGATTAAGATATGACTTGGTAGTGCGAATAAAATTAGTATTAAATGAATATGTAAAATTTAAAAAACATAGAATAATGAAAATCATATTATATTATGATATATTTAAATAAGAATTTCTTCACTACAATAATCATGTTTTAAATAGAATGCAAAAAAATATAGCATACATCCAGATAAAAAAGAAAAAAATATAGCATTTTTATTAGTATATAATTTATGAGTAATAATAGCAGTAAAGAATAAAGGATAAACCATATTATTATGGACAATTTCTCGAACTAGAAGGAGTTCAAAAACAGGAATAGAAGGTATATTTATAATTTCAGTAGAAAGATTATTATTAAATTCATTATAATTTTGATAAATTTCCATATTATTAATACGTTCTAGATGAGGAAAGTCAATATTATATATAGATTGGGATTTATGATTAAAAAATTTAATAATATTGGATTTTCTACAAATAGGACAATCAATTTTTTTATGAGAAATTAATTTTTCTCGACAGATAATACAAATTGCATGATTACATGCAGTTATTTCATTAGTTAAAGAGTAACAAATACAACATTTATCAAAGGAAATATTAAAAAGTTTATTTTCATGAATTCTTTTGGAAATGTCGTATGTACTCATTAAAACCCCGTCAAAAAATTTATAATTATTGTAAATATGATAAATTTGTAAAACAGCTTCGTTAATATTATCATATTTATAGTGAAAAGGTATATATTTACAAGAAGTGTGATATGAACCATCATATGTAACAAAAATATTTTTACATTTAACTACAAGAATGTTAAAATTTAAATAAATTTCAATGTTACAAAATACATTATCAATTTTTATATCTTGAAATGTGTAAATATTATTACCATAAGATTTGTGTTTTTCAATAATAGTAACAAGATTATTTATTAATGATCTAGTATGCATAATATATATAATTCAAAATATACTAAATAAATAATAATAACAAATAATAATTTAAAACTATATATAAATTATTAATCATATAAATTTATATTATGAACGAGGCGAATAATGTATTAACAATAAAGACAGTTCAAATACAACCAATTCGAAATATGATAACAGCAATAAAAGATATATTAACAGATGCAACAATAACATTTAGTGAGCAAGGAATGAAAATAATAAATTTTGATAAGACACATACTATATTAGTAAATGTAGCATTACATTCACGACAATTTGAATTATTTAAATGTATTCCAAGTAAGATAATAGTGTGTGCAAATACAATACATTTATTTAAAGTAATATCAACAATGTCAAATGATGATACATTATCAATGTATATAGAAAAGTCTGATTATCACGATGGAATAGTATCTCATCTAGGATTACAATATGATAATGGAGATATAAAACAATGTTATTCACAAAAATTAAGATTGATAGAACCTGATAATGAAGAATTAGTAGTTCCAGATGTAGTTTATTCAGCAGTAATAAATTTACCAACATCAGATTTTCAAAAGATAATAAGAGATTTAAATGGAATATCAGATAGGATAGAAATTAAATCAGTAGGGAATGAATTGATATTTTCTTGTGAAGGAAATTTTGCTAGTTCAAAAATATATAGGTCACAATCAGGTGGAAATATGGAATTTATAACTCAACCAGATGAAGCTGTAGTAATACAAGGTGAATTTTCATTAAAAAGTTTAAGTCATTTTATTAAATGCACACCTTTATGTAGTCATTTAGAAATGTATCTAGGAAATGATTTACCACTGATTGTTAAATATGATGTGGCATCTTTAGGAAGTATAAAATTATGTTTAGCTCCATTACCTCCATCATAAAGATATTTAAAAAAAATATAAAGAGAAAAAATATTAATTATTAAGAATGAATAATATATCATGTCATCAAAGTAAAAAAATGTTATGTTTTATATTTTTATTAACAATATCAAGTATATTGGTTACAATAATAGGTGCAATAACCTACATGTATGAAGTATCTAAATTAATTCTATAAAAATATCATAAAATTGATTCTTTTTTATAATTTTATATAATTAACAAAAATTAACAAAATGTCTAGTGAAATCAAGCGACAATACAAAAAATCATCAATTGTTATCAAGAAATACCTTGGTAACAATCGTAAAGGGAATAGTGAAAAACTTATAACAAAAGCAGAATTTGAGAAATTTATAAAATATTATATTAAACAAAATAAAAAGAGAGTAATTAATAACGAAAAAAATGAAAAAAAAGCATTGAAAGAACAAACAAAGATAGAAAAAAAAGAAGAAAGAAATAGAATTATGAATAATGCAAGAGAACAATCTAAAAATTTGACATTGAATGAAAAGGAAAATATGATAAAAAAAAAATATAATAATCTATTAAAAAATACTATTGATGAGAATGAAGCAATAAAAGAAATTATGAAAGAACTTAAATTGACAGACTATACAAAAATGATAATGCAAGGAATAAATGAAATTAATAGTAAAAAGATAGAAACGAATATTGAAGTAGCAGCGTTGGTAGAAAAATTTGAAAAATTGTAATCGTAATTTAATTAATATTTAATTTTTTTAAATTTTTTTTCAATATTTTCTAATTGCTCTTTATTATTAACACCTAATATTTCAATTTGTTGTTTTTTATCGAGTTTATGCAAATAAAATCTAGAGTTTTTCTCAAAATCTTTAATAATTTTTAACAAATCAGTTAAATAATATTCGTGTTGAGCATTATTATTATTAATTTTAGATAAATATTTATTTAAATATTGAGTTTTGAACATATAGATACCACTATTAATTGTAGTAATTTTTTTTTCATTATCATTACAATCTTTTTCTTCTATAATGTTTAAAAAACCATTATTATTGTCTAATATAATACGTCCATATCCGAATGGATTATCAAGGTCAGTTACAATTAAACTAACATCATTGTGATTATCAATAAGATGATTTAGAGTAGTATGTTTTATAAGGGGAACGTCTGCATTTAAAATTAGAACATTAGTATTAATATTTTGTAAAATAACATGATTACAACACATAACAGCGTGACCAGTTCCCATAGGATTTTCTTGAATAATATATTCAATGTCAAAAATATTGTATGATTCAATTGTATTTTTAATTTGATTATAATGTTTTCCAACAATAATAACAATTTTTAAAGGATTAGTTTGAATAGAAGTATTTAGGACATGAATAATCATAGGTAATCCATTAACAGAATGTAAAACTTTAGGTAGATCAGAGTTCATTCGTTTTCCATCTCCTCCGGCTAAAATAAAAATAATGTGGTTCATATTATATCTTATAATTGTATATAAATAATATTTAAATGAAAAAAGAAAATAATAATAAATATAATACAGAAATGTGTAATAATAGAATGACATTTCAAGAGTGCGAATTGGCAGTATTAAGAAATGCAGTAGATGAAAGTGAATCACTAAAAAAGGAACAAATAGGGAAAAATGAAATAGTAGATGATATAATAGCAATATTAGAAGATTTTTTAAGGAAAAAGAAACTAATATGTTACGGAGGAACAGCAATAAATAATATATTACCAGAATCAGTTCAATTTTATGATAGAACCGTAGATATTCCAGATTATGATTTTTATTCACCAAATGCACTATCACATGCAAAAGAATTGAGTAAATTATACAAAAAGAAAGGTTATGATGAAGTAGAAGCAAAAGCAGGTGTTCATTATGGAACATTTAAAGTATATGTAAATTTTATTCCTATAGCGGATATAACATATTTAAATGAAGGAATATTTAAAAAATTATCAAATGAAGCAATAACAATATCAGGTATAAAATACTGTCCACCAAACTTTTTAAGAATGAATATGTATTTAGAATTATCAAGACCAATGGGTGATGTATCAAGGTGGGAAAAAATATTAAAAAGATTAATATTATTAAGTAAATATTATCCATTAAAATTTAAAAAGAATTGCAGCAATGCAGAATATCAACGAAACATAGACAGTTTAATAAAATCAGATGAAAATATTTATGAAAAAACAAGAGATATATTAATAAATCAAGATTTAGTATTTTTTGGAGGTTTCGCATCATCATTATATTCAAAATATATGGATACAAAAAATCCAATTGTTAAAAAAATTCCGGATTTCGATGTATTGTCAGAAAATCCAGAACATTCTGCAGAAATGTTAGTAGAAGATTTAGATATAAAGAATTTAACAATAGAAAAACAAAAATCAATAGGTGAAATAATACCAGAACATGTAATTGTAAAATTAAAGAAAGTTCCTATTGTATATTTTTATAAACCACTAGCATGTCATAGTTATAATATAATAAATTTTGCAAAAGAAAAGGTAAAAATAGCGACAATAGATACAATATTAACGTTTTATTTAGCGTTTATGTATGCAGATTTACCTTATTATAATAAGGATAGATTACTATGTATGGCGAAATTATTGTTTGATGTAGAAGCCAAAAATAGATTATCCCAAAAAGGTATATTAAAGAGGTTTTCGATAAATTGTTATGGTCATCAAAAAACATTAGAAGAAATAAGGTCTGAAAAATCAGACAAATTCAAACAACTTAAAAATAAAATGAATTCAAAAGAATATGAAATGTGGTTTTTGAAATATAATCCTTCAAATAAAAATAAAGCAAAGAAAAATAACAAAACAAGAACAAAGAAAAACACAAAAAAAAACAAAACATCGAGAAAAAATGATTATTTATTTTAAAAAGTATTTTAAAAATACATTTGTATATTATTAATAAATGTATTCTATAGCTAGTGGATTACAACAGATTACGCAGAGTGAAACATTATCACTTGCGGTTATATATACATCATGGATAACGACTCATTATATAGCATCACAATTGTATAATGAATATTGTGTGAATTGGAGCTGGAGAGGATATTTAATGTCACCATTTACAGTAACATCGCCAATATGTAAAGGTTTAAATTGGGTAGTATATGAAAGTTCAAATTCAGTATCATCATTTTTTATATTTGCAGGGTCAAGTATGGCTTTATATTTATCAAGATTTAAATATAGAGAAAAAGAGAATTAATATATGTTATTAATAACAAAATTATTTACTTCAAGATGTTTAAAATCGCGATCTATTTGTTTTGGATGTTCTAATGGAGAAACAAGAGTGCTTTGGTCAAGTCTATATTTATTGTAAGAAATAGCAGAATTATATACAGTAGGAATAATAGAATTTAATATAATTTGATTAAGTCTTTCAATTTCACTTCTTACATTCGTTAAATCATTATTAGAATGTTGCAAATAAACTTGTCTCATAATAATTTTCATATTATCAACACTTTGAGGTGGAATTTTAAATTTATTATCTGACATTTTATAAACACCAGCTCTTAATCCGTCTTGCAGTATATCAATATTATTTTTAGAAAAGAAAACTTTAGCTAAAATATTATCTTCAATGTCACCTTTAATTGCATCATTATAATCAGTGGATTTATTTTGATTAGATACTTGTTCTTTCATCTTGAATAAAATTTCAGAAGATGGAGGAGTTATAATATCAACTCTTCCATTATGAAAGTCTTGATTTAATATTAAACTATCTTTAGAATTATATTCCATATACTATATATTTATAAAATAATTTGTTATATTATTATATAATGGCTGAATCAAATGACACAAGTTTTTACACAATAGTAGTAGTAATTGCATTAATAGTATTAATAGTAGTATTAGTATTTTTAGCTCTTCAAATACAAGATGCAAAAGATGAAAAACCTTTTCCACCAACACAATCCACATGTCCCGACTACTGGGATACAAATGGAACCCTATGTAATGTACCACCATATGGTTCAGAACACCCAAATATGGGTTCTATAAGAGATAGTCAAGGTAATTTATTATTAAGTACTAATAATACAAGTGGATTAAATTTGATGGATGACCCTATTTCAATAGATATGTCAGATGAGTTATGGACATCAGGAGGAACAGCATTGTGTTCAAAAAAACAATGGACTAATACTTATGGTATAGAATGGGATGGTGTATCCAATTATAATGGATGCAACTAAATGTAATATAATATTATAAAATTGTAATAATATTATATTCGATAATGTGTTTGATGCATAGGATTTTTGTCATGTTTTAAAATATTGACATTATTAAGTTTAACAATAACTGACCATATACTTTGGTCTTGTCTATGATCTCGAAAACCAGGCATTTGATTTCTTTTTGTATTTGGAAAAATTCGGAGGTCACCAACAAATAATTCAGGGTTAGTAACAGTTAAATTATACCATTGTTCAACAATTCGCATACTTTCTTCACATTTGTAAAACATAGTAACACCTGCTTGACATTGTTGTGTATGTGTAATATCTTGATTATTCAATACTTTAAAAAATTCAAATACATATACAGTATTGTACATATATTCAAATCTATCCTTTGAAGGACCAGTAGTAATAAATGTGGCTATTCCAGTAGGACACTCTTTTTTATTAGAAACTAATTTAAACATGTCATTAAACCTATCTTTAGTTAATTTTGTATTTGGTATTTTCATACCAGAATCACAATAAAATAATATTTCACCATCTTTTATTTTTTTTAAATTTTTATACACGATATAAGGTTTCCACATATACCAATAATATCCTCTACCAGAACCCCATTGTTGGGGTATTTGTTTTGTCATTTTTTGAAAACCTTCTTCTTTTTCAATATTTTCAGTTTCAATTATAAAATTATTAAATACTGTTTGATTTGTATTATCTAATTTTAATTGTTGTGCTTCTTCTAAAATTCGTTTTCTAGATTGTTGAAACCTTTGATTACCAAAACTTAAAAATGTTTTTTTTTGATTGCATGCATTATCATCATAAATATTATTTATTGTTTCAATATTATTTGATGGTTTAATATTATAGTATGTATTTTTAATATCGATAAAATCTTCTTTAATTGATTTTAAAATAACAAAAAGTTCATTTATTTTTGAAACTAAAGTAAATTCAGACATATATTTAATCTAAATCTAGATTATTATTTTCATTTTTTTCCTCAATTTCTTTTTGAAAATATTGAGTTAAGTATATATTTGTCTCTAAATCTTTATTTAATTTAAAATTTCTGTAATCTAATACAAAGGATGACCAAGTACTTCTTAAATGAGTATGATTTGGTTTTGCATGTATTCCTCCAGAATAAATAAAATATTTAGATTTTGTAGCAATATATTGTTCAATGAAAGATTCTAATTCATTATATTTTTGGTCATCATGTAAAATATTATATTGTTTAAGGTCACTAGTTAATATTCTGGCTTTATTACAAGTAGCAATGAATACGTTATTTTTATCAATATTATATTTATCAGATAAATAGATAATAAGGTGATTAATATCCATTTCATTATATAATTTATTTGTGTCTTTAATATCATGGTCAGTGCTCATATAATCAGGATATCTAAGATGAAGACAAATAAAATCCTGATCATTGAATTTATCCTTGATATATTCATCACCAAAGTTTTTAATTTTGTCAGAAAAATCAAATTTATTACATATATCTTTATATAAATCAATAAATTCAGGATTCAAAGGACATGTATCACAACCATTCCAAAAACATGTAGAAATAGCAGTATTATTATATAAATTATATACAATTAAAGTATCATCGTCCTTTTCCTTAAGTTCATCATAATCTTTTAAATCTTTAAAACTTCGTTTATTTAAAACAAATTTATTAACAGGATTAGGTTTGATAAGTTTTTCTAGTCTTAAAGGATTATTAATATCTTGACGTTTTAAATAATAAATAGTGTCTTCATTGTGAATATAATCTAGGTTATCCATAAGATTAATATAATCACCAGAATATTTAAATATTTCATCAAAATTCCAATATTTACAATTAACTTCAGAAGAACCTCTATATTTACGATTAAGAACATAATGTTGCATAATAGGTGGAACAATTAATTTTCTATTTAAAATAGTGGAAGCCATAATAGCTTCTTTAATACCAACAATTTGATTACCAGGACCTCCATCAGTACTAATTGTAGTAAAACGTTTAATATTATCTGTATTTTTATTTTTAATTTTTTGATTAATTAAAATACCACTTAATACATTAGGTTCTTTTGGCCAAGAATGAATATTATCTCTTTTTTTTACAATAGTTTCTTCTTTGGTCCAACCATATGCTCGTCCAGCCCATTTTTTATTATTATGTTCTGATTTGTGCCATGTAAAACAATATATATGTTTATTATTATTTAAATAATTCATTAAATCAGATTCATAATGGTATGTTCCAATATAACTATCATCTACAGATTTTATTCTACTATGAGCAGCATTTTTATTATTCATCATATTATATTTAGTATTAGTAGGAGTTTCATTTTTGATAGAAACAGTGTCTTCTTTTTTTCCTAATAATTTAAAATGTTGAATACCATTTTTCTCTTTCTTAAAAGAATAACCACTATCATTAAATAAGAATGCTTGAAGAACATATCTTTTTCCTTTAGTTACAGGTAATACTTCATGAACTAATTTTGCATCAAAAATAACAGCACTACCTTTGCCTAATTTATATTTTAAATTATTATTTTTAAAGATTAATTCACCACCTTCATATTCACTCGGGTCACTTATACCAATAATTATACTCATTCTACGATGACAACTAAAGTGTGTCCAATCAGTATGTGCATCTCTGAATGCTTTTTCATCGTTATCACCATTATAATATAATAATCTCCATCTTTCTCTTAAATTACAATCACAATCTGCTTTTTCAAGAAATTCATGGTCAATAACAGAACATTCTTGATTGTTCAATGTATAATCTAATCTAATTTTGTGTTGTTTTTGAACAATATTTTTACCACCTACACCCTGCGTAGCTTGAACAAAATTACGCTCTTGAATCATATTTTGAATGAAACTGTAATATTTTTCATCTAAAAATTTATCCATTATTTTAATACTGTAAGGAGCAACCCATGTATCGACCGTATTTACAAATTCCATAAATAATATATTACTTTTATATTATTTATATTATTTCTAAACTAATTAAAATAGTCTTTCAATTAAAGGTGTTAGTATTGATTCACTTGATTCATTTGATTTATTTGAGTCTTTTGATTCTAACTGTTTATTATTTTTGTTTACAGCAACATTTTCATTAGAAGAAGGCATGATTTTAAAAGATGATACAGTAGGTTCTTCACCGAATGTTGTTTCCATATTAGCATATGATGCCTTAATTTTATTTAATTTATTGTCTTCCATGTATATTTTCTCGTATAATAAAAAATTATTGTTCTTAATTGTAGGAATAATTTCGGTTTGATGTATTTCGACAGCAGATTTAAGTAATTCAATGTTATTATTTTCTTTGTATTCATTAGACAATTTAATTGCTTCCTCTGTTTTTTCTTTAATAAATTTAAGATTTTTGGTATATATGTCATATTTTTCAGTGTTGTTCTCAAAATTAAAAAGTTCATTATATCGTTCATATAATTCACTATATGCGTCACTTTCACTAGCATAATCTTTTGATTTTTCTTCAAATAATTTGATAGTAACTTCTTTATTAACATAATCAAATAATGAATCTAATTTTAGATTAATAATATCTTCTCTTAAATCGTTCATAGTAGATTCAAATTCATCCATTAATTCCATTAAGTTATAAAAATCACCACAAAAAATATTAATTTTTAATTCACATGGATTGATACTATCACCACAAAAAGCTTTATATTGACGATTTTTAAATGTAAATAAAGTTCCAACATTTCTTTTACAATAAATACATGGTATTTTAACATTATCAACAAGTTTTTGACCGGATTTTCTAGTAGGTGCTTTTTTAAAGACTTGTTTTTTTTTATTTAAAAGTTTTTTTTCATAATCATTTTTTAATTTAAAATATTGATTTAATGAGTTAAAATAATTTGATTTTGCAACATTATCTTCATTAGAAATATTAGGAATAGAGCTAGAATTATGATATTGTATATTTGGATTATTATCAACTAATAATTTAATTATACCATTAGGTAAATTATCAATAATAGATAATTTATTATTAGATGCATTCATAATTTTTAATTCATTCAATTCAAATAAATTAATATATGTGAGTTTATTATTGTTACATATTAATTCAGTTAATGTTGTAGGTAAATTATTCAAATTTTCAAAATTATTATGAGAAATATTCAAATATCTTATGTTATTTATACCAAAAAAATCAATTTTGGATAAATAGTTATTTTCAATATTTAATACCTCTAAACTTTCAGGTAACTCGTTTAACTCAATTAAAATGTTATTTTGTAAATGTAGTTCTTTAATATTTTTTGGTATATTGATAATATTGGTAATTTTTCCTTTATTGAATTTAATAATTTCAATTTTATTAAAACCACTGTTGGAAAGTTCAGATAGGTCTAAATCGCCAAATAAACTTTCTTCTACATTAATAATATTAGAAGATTGATGTGTTTTTTTTAAGAATACTAAAAATTGATTTTGAGCTGTATTATTATTATTTAATATATCTTCTCTTTCTTCTAAAATGATATTCATTATATAATATTTTAACATTATATAATTTATAATTTAATTTTACCCAAATTGATAATTAAGTTATAAGTGTGGTAAGTTATTCATAGGTATTGTTGGTAATTCAGTTATTAATGAAGATTGTTCTTTAACATTATCTTTATAATATTTTATTTTCGAAAGTATATATTCTTGGTCCTTTAATGTTTTTTCTTGTATTTCATATTTTGACCGTTTATAATGACTTAATGTATATAATGTAAATCCAACAATAATAACAAATAAAAATAATATTGAAAAATTAAAAATATATGTATAATACGAAACACGAGTACCATGACAATTTTTAAGATTATTGTTAATAAAATTTAAAGTTCTATTGTCATATAATTTTGGTGTATTATCAGAAAAATCATTGAACATACTATATTTTACCTAAATTTTAAAATATAGATTATAAAACAAATTCAATACAATAAAGAACAAATGTATACGTTAATATTGATAAGAATATAGAAATCAACCAAATAGGTATAACAGTTTTATGTTTGTATCCAACTCCAAAATCTCTAAATGCTCCATTTTCATCGTATGCAAAAGATGGTTTTATTTGATGTAATGCGAAAAATATGGTTAAATATATAAAAATAGCAACAGTTAATTTATGATATTGAATAAATCCTTTAAAGTTCATAATTACTATATATATATATTAATCGTTAAAAAAATCTTCTTCTATATCTTCCGAATAATAAAGACCGTCGTTGAAATTTTCATCTAATTCTGATATATCGTAATTTCTTCCTTCGAAATTATCTTCTAAATCATCTTCGTTTTCTTCTAATATTCCATTTTCATTATCAATTATAAAATGTGATTCTGTCTCTGGGTCATTATCATTAAATATATTTGAATATATATCATTATCATATGCATTTTTATCATAAGTAATATGACCTTTTTGATTAGCAACATTCCATTTTTCTAATCTATATTTTTTAAGAACATTTTCAATTTTTCTGTCATGCACTTCCATGGCACCAAGTTTTTCAACCATATTATTTTTCTCTAAATTTTTCTGTTTTTTAACATTGTTATAAGTTTCCTCATAAGAGTAATCTATATTTTTCTTGTTATCGACATCAATATCAATAAATGCTTTAATTAAATTAGAAACCTTACTTTTAATATTATCTATATTTTCTTTCGATATTTCAACTTCATGTAATTGATTTAAATCGGTATTTTCAATATTTACATTTGATACAGATACAATATCGTTGTCATTTACAGTATCTTTGTTTTCTTTTATAATTTTTTTATTATATTCAACATTTAAATTAAATATTTCTTCATTATCTGTCAAATTAATATACTCGTAAAAACAAGAATACAATCCATATTTAAATAAACTTAACATTGTTTCCTTATCAAATAGTGTATAATATGTATTATTTTCTTTATTAAATGGTGTATGTAGCGGAATATTATCAATAAAAAGAACAATATCAATTAAATTGTGAGTAGCCATTTGTATAATTTTTTCTAATGATTTCTCATTAATAAATTTTGAAATTTTACTATAGTAGTCATCAATAATATCTTTTATATCTTTGTTATGTTTTTCTGATAAATTCCAATGTTTATGAACAGTATTATTAATTTTTCCATTTAATATTAAACTTGGATAATATTTACAATAATTATGAATAGAATTCTTTAAAGATTGACAAATATTAAAAATACCATTATCATAATAAGAATCATTATTTGTATCTATGTTCCAATTAACAATATTAAATAGGTGATTTTTGTATTTTTCATATAACGAATCATTTAAATTACCATATTTACTTAAGAAATCCATTATTTGTATTAATAAATTATTGTTGGTTCTATATAAATAATTTTTTAAAGATTTTAAATCTGCGTTAGGTTCATTATAAAATTTGTCCTTTTTGTAATTATTTAATACTTTTAATAAATTTTTTCTCAAAGGTTGTTCAATAATTGAAGAGTTTGAATGATCCAATCTATGAATAATGTCTTTTAATGGTTCAAGGAATGAATAATTTAATTTTAAGTTTAACACATTTATATTTTCTTTATTAATGAGATTTAATAAAATTTTACAAGATTCTTGAGAAAATTTACGATCATTTTTCTTCAAAAAGACGATTTTTTCTTCGATTGTTGAATTTGCATTATATCCTTCTGGTTTTTCTCCGCATAAATTTTTAAATTTAATAGGAACATCATATATTGTATCATATCTACAATGATATATGAAAAATCTGTAAATATTTTCTTCTGAAAAATCATAATTTATGTCAGGATATTGAGAATGGATAGAATCTTTGTGTATTAATAATGGTGCTTTAGATAATTCATGAACACTATCTATAATTTCTTTATTTTTTTGAATAGCTTTTAATGATGTTCTCAAAGAATCATCAATATTTGAGAAATAATTAAAAGGTGATTTATCACTATCTATTTCATTACAACAAGCATTATCAAGGAAAGGAACAGAAGATTTTGTATTTAACAATGTAGGCATTTTATTAACAATTTTATTAATATTATTGATGATAGATAATGTGATTTTATGATTTTTGCTTACAATTGTATTATACATTACAAATTGATTAAATCTAGATTTTAACATGCTTTTATACAATTCGTTTTTAAATTCTGGTGGAATATTAGTTACAATTTTTGGAAGATTAATATCGACTAACGGTGGTAGGAAATGTGTCCATCTTTGAACACCAATAGAATCAATAATAATTTTATCAGGATTTAATATTAAAAACTCTTTTTTCTTCAAAATTTTCTCATTTATATCAGTTCGCTTTATAAATACTTTGTCAATTGTCATTTTAATTCTATTCATAATAATATTTTCATTATATTTTGTGATGGAATCCCAAGGTTTAATTGTAGACTTTGTTTTATTGATAACACAAGATATATATTTAATACCAGTTAAATCTTCAACACCATTAAATGGATAACCAGAAAAAGATTTTTTACAACCAGGGAATGTTTTTTTAAATATGATAGAAGGTATAGCAGTTTGAATTGATACAAGAACATTAGATGCAACAATAATGACAAGTGTTTCATTATAATATTGTTCATATGAAGGAGAATCTTTACCTTTTTTCTCTTTTAATGCTTTGGTTTTTAATTCATATTTAACTTTTGACATAATTTCTGTATTACACATATCATTAGATAATCTAATAACTTCTTCTTCAATCTTTTCTTGAACAATACCAATATTATCACAAATAGTAGAAAACACATTATAAATTTTCTCACTTTCTTTATTTTCAAACATTTTAGGTGCTTTAACTTTTAATGGAGAAGCAATGTTTATATTATCAGAAAGGATTTCTTTGTTAATTATTTTTCGACCACTACTTTCATATTGTTCTTCTTCAACATAATTAGATGATATTATATTCCATCCAGTATATTTATCAACAATATATTTACCATCTTCGTCACCTTGTTCAGAAATAATACGATTTAATGTTTCGAAATAATTATTATTTTCAACAAATGCAATAGCTAATTCATATACAAATAGTGGTAATAAAGTAATATTCATTTCTTTACAATATAACCACCATTTAGATTCATTAAGTTCTTTAATAATAGGTTTTCTTGTGTAATAATCTACAAATTTAATAATATTATGTTGTTTTTTAACAAAATCATTGTCATTCATAATTATTTTTAATTTATCACTATATGGTGATTTAATAATAGGTTCAGTATTAGCATAACTACCTAATAGTAATGATAAATTATTTTGTTTTTTCTCTTTAACATCATTTAAAATATTGATAAGAGATAATTTTTCACTAAAATAATGAATTCTTTTTTGGTTTTGTTTCTCTAATTCATCAGCATTTATATTATACCTTTTGTCAAATTCATTTAATAATTTTTCTTTAATTTCATTGTGGAATCTTAAATTAGTAGTTTCATTTGTTTCACAAACATTTGTTTTGGTATTTTTAAAACATTTATCGCTAATATTACAAAACAATTCATTTGTATCTAAAAATGAGATATCGTCAATGGAATCATCTTTAACCCATACATTTTTAACACGTTTATAGTAAAATTGTTTTGTTTTAAAATCCTTTTCTACATCTAATAATTTTTTAAAATCATCATCATTTATTTTAGATTTATCAATTAAATGGGGTTCTAATGTTAATAATGCAAAATGACCATTTTCTACAGGTTTTTCTTTATTAACTAATATTTTAGATAATTGACTAGCGTTTTCTGGTTCAATATTATGTTTTTCAGTTAAATTAATAGCAAGAAAATCAATAAAATCATCAGAACTCATAGTTTTTTCTTCCTGTTCGTATTTATTTAATAAATGATAAGGCGAATCATCTAATTCTTTATCAAAAAATATATCAGAATTATTATCTTTTTGAAGGCTTTCAATAGAAGTATATTTTTTAGATAAGTATCTTTTAAAACAATCATCAATATATTTATTTTCTTGATCCATAGAATCGATATCTGCTTTTTCTAAAATATCAACCAAACTTTTGGGTGTATTTAAAATATTCATATGAGAAGAAAGTAAAGCATTAAATAAAACACCATTATCTTTTGATAAAATCTGTTGTAGCGTTTCACTATTACTACAAGCAGGGTCAATATTATAATTATCAATAAGTTTTTCGTGTAAATTAGAATCATCTTTAATTAGATTGGAAATATTGTTTTCATAAATAGCATTAATTTGTTCTTTTTCTACTCTATTATTAAATTTATTGTATATAATAGACATTTTTGAATAGGTTTCTTTAATTTTTTTGATATTTTCATTTACAATAAACCTAATTTCTTTATATTGAAAGTATGTAATGTCATCCTGATAAATTAAGAATGGTTCAATTTCTTCAATAATTGCTTTTTGACTATAACATTTATTTAATTGATTACGAAAAATTTTGAGAATATTCATAGTTTTTGGGAATATAGTTTCTAAAAATCTAGAATAATCAGAAGTATCAACATTTAAATTGTCATTATCAATAGAAAAATAATTAATATTATTAATTATATCAATTGTATTATTAGAAATAGATTTATAAGTTTTGTAATTAACTTCTTTATTCAAATCATCAATCTTATTAATCATGAATTTAATTTTTTTATTAAAAAGGCGGAAATTAGAGAAGTTATTTAAATTAGAAATAGATTTGGAAAGAATATTAGATGATTTAAGATTAACCTTACTATAATCAATAACACTTTTAGGTAATAAGATAAAAGATTTAATATGCATAGTGTCATTAGGTGTAATTTGTGTTTTTTCAAATCGAACAACATTATTTGAATAAATTTCACGAAGATAAGAAGAACCTAATATAAAATTTTGAAATTGAAAAGGTTTTATTTTAACTTGTCCTTGTTCAACAGCACTGGATTTTAATAAATATAAATTATCAATTAATGCATTAAAACTATCATTAATATTACCTTTATAAATAACATTATTTAAGTTATCATCACTAGGGTTAATAAAAGGTGTAAATGTATTATGTATAGTGTTTAACATGTATCTATAATCAATATTTGATTGTTTTTGCTTATAATATTTAGTTTGTAAATTAATGAGGTCATTTAACCCATTTCTTTCTTGATAATTAGTATCATTTGAATTCATATTAATGTTAGGAATACATATATTTTTGGTTAAAGTAACAATAGGAATAATCCAATTTAAATGTTTATTTAAATTTTCATATGATTTGACCAATGGTTTATGTGTTGCAGTATTTGTTTGAATATCATAAATAGTATTATTACTATCAAATTTGGAGAAAGCTTGTCTTAATTCTTTAAATCTAGTAATAAGATTATGAATTTTTTTTTTGAATAGGATAGTTTTTTTTTCATTCGGAACGATAGATATTAAATCATCCATTAGGTCATTAACTTGTGTTTGAATATCAAATCGTTGTTCTTCATCTGGCACTTCAACATACATTTTAACAGGGTCGAGTTTTTTACCAAAAATTATATTATTTGATTCAGCATATGATTTTACTAATTCATCTTGAATATTACTGTCATAAGATGTTTCTTCGGGTATATTTACAATTGAATCACCATTATCATAAATTTCTATAGTAGCAGGTTCTTCAGAAGGAATTTCATCTAAATTACCATTATCAATTTCATCTTTTACTAAAGATAAAGACTGTAAATGTTTTAATGATTCGGGCTTATTTGTAATAGAGATAGAATCAATAGGTATATTTTCCGGTATTCCAGAATAGCCAAAATCAATAAATATAATTTCTAAATCAGGATAAGTAGTAATTTCAAGCATATCTTCTTCAATGCTAGTAATTTCACCAGTTACAATTGCAGGATAATCGCCTCCAAAATAAATATTTATCCAATTATGTAATTCAATATTATTTTGTTTAATATATCCTTTTACTGCACTTCTACTTAATAAATTAATAGATTCAATAGATTCATCAGATAATCTACCATCCTCATTAAAATTAAAAACATAATTAGAGTTATCTGATAATGAAATAACTTTCATTTTTTGTAAATCAATATAATTAATATAAAAATTATGATTATGAATATCACTATTAGATGGAGCATTAAACTCAATTATATCACCAAGTTCTAATAAAATACCTTTATCATTATAATTATTTTGCATATATATATAATTATCTAAATTAAATTTTATAAATAAATTTAAAACATTTAAATAAAGAAATTAAAGCATAATGATATATAATATATTATAATGGATACATGTTTTCAGATTAGCAATGAATGTTATACATATTCACTTAATACAAGTGAATTAGATGATGTTAAGACAAAACAATATGTAAAAAGCGAACAAAAATATAATATTATGAATTATACACCTAATCATAAATTTGATGATGATGAATTAAATCAATCTTATTACAGAAGTGTAATTAAAGACAGTGATAATAATTTAATGTGTTTTTCATTACCTCAATCAAAATCGTATAATTATTTTAAAGAAAATAACAAATTAGATGATGATAATGTAGTAGTATCAGAAATTATAGAAGGGACAATGATAAATTTATTCTATAATAGACATAAAGAAAAATGGGAATTATCTACAAAATCTGCAATAGGTGGAGATTATTTTTTCTATAGAAATGAATATAAAACAAAGGAATTACCGAAACAATTGACATTTAAACAAATGTTTATGGAGGCATTGAGACAATCAAATAATAATATAGATATAAATGAATTAGGGTTTTTAGTCGATAATTTAGAGAAAAATGTTTGTTATAGTTTTGTATTACAACATCCAAATAATCATATTGTATTAGAAATAGATAATCCAAAATTATATTTAATTTGTGGATTTAAATTAGAAAATAATAATGCATCATATATTCATTTTACAGAATTTAGAAATAGACACTTTTTAGATGGTTTATTATATTACCCAAATGTAGTAAATAAGGAAAGTAGTTATGAAGATATGGAATATAAATATACAATGGATAAAAATGAATTAATAATGGGAATAATGTATTATAATAAAGAAACAGGCTTAAGAAGTCATAATAGACATGAACAATATGAAAAAATGCGATTGATTCGAGGAAATAATCCAAACTTACAATATCAATATTTATGTTTAAAAAAAATGGGAAAAGTAAATGATTTTTTGCAATTTTTTCCAAAGTATAATAAATTATTTTACGGGTTTTATAATGAATATAAAAATTTCTTAAGAAATATACACAAAAGTTATCACTCATACTATATTAAAAAAGATAAAACAATTATAAATAAAAAATATTTGTATCACATATCAAAAATACATTTTGAAATATATTTACCAAGTTTAAAAGAAACAAAAAAAATAATAAATAAAGAAGAAGTATATAATTATTTTGAAAAATATGATCCTATTCAACAATTACATTATTTAAATTTCGAATTTTGTGATAATTAAATATTATAATATTATATATGGATTTTTCATTGACAAACTTATTCTCGCCATTTAATGATAATGATTATTGTTTATGGTTTTACTATTTATCTGTGTTTGGATTTATTTTTCTAGTAATATTATTATTATCTGCTCTTGCTAATTTATTTTTTAATAAGAAAAAAACAAACTCTGGTTACTATTTTGCACTATTTATAGTTATGTTAAGTTATGGTGTATTTTACTTTCAAAATAGATTATTATATTCTATGTGTGTAAAATCAATATAAATCGTTTAGAATAAAAAAAATGAAAATATAATATAATATATAATGGATATTTTATATTATAGCAATTATTGTAAGCATTCAAAGCAAGTATTAAATGTATTATCTAGATGTAAAAATTTAAAAGAAACAATTAGTTTTATATGTATTGATAACAGAGAAATAGACAATAAAACAAATCAAATATTTATACTTTTAGAGAATGGTAAGAAAGTAATTAAACCACCAAGCTTGCATAGTGTTCCTGCATTATTACTAGTTAAAGAAAAATATAACATATTATACGGGGATGAAATTGTAAATAAATTAAGACCCGCTATCATTTCTGATAGTGAAAAAGCTCAAAACTATAATGGTGAGCCAATGTCATATGAATTTTCAAGTAATGCAGGTGTTATGTCAGAAAAATATACATTTTGTGATTTATCATCTGAAGAATTAAGTGCAAAAGGTGTAAGTGGAAGAAGAAATATGCATAATTATGTTTCAGCAAATATTAATCATATTCCAATTAATACACCAGAAGATAAATATAAACCTGATAAATTAGGAAATAGTGTAACTATTGATACATTACAACAACAAAGAATGAATGAGATAGAAAATAAACAAAAGCCTCCTGTATTGGAAATATAATTTAATAATATTTAAATTATATAAAGAATATAATTATATTATTATAATATAATATAATGTCTCAAAAGTCAATGGTATTAAAAGCATTTAATAAAACATTAAGCGAATTCTTAAATGATATGTGTGATATTTTTCCGGAAAATACTCAATTAAAAATGGGTAAAAGGTCACAAGAAATGATTACAAAACTAAATCCATTATTGATTATAAAGGCATGGGAAACTCATGTTAATAATCAATATTATGAAGAAATTATGAAAAGTAATTTAACATTTTTTCTAGAAAAAGATTATGCAACAGATATTGAAAATTTAGGTAGTAGTAATAACAATGTATTAGAGTTTATTAGCAACATTAAAAACCCTATTAAAAATTTAGATGAAACAAATAAAGCTACTGCTTTTACTTACATACAAAATTTATGTAAATTATCATATGCTTATAACAATAATTAATGTGATAAAACAAGTATAAATATATTATATAAAGTATTTTATATAATATGGATGATGAAATAATTTGGAATATAATAGATAGTCATTTTAAGGATAATTATCAAACTTTAGTTATGCATCATGTAGATTCATATAATGACTTTTTTGAAAATACAATTTATAATATTTTTAAAGAAGAAAATCCTATATCAATTATTAGTAATTATGATGAAGATACTGACCAACATAGAAATATTTGTGAAATGTATATTGGAGGAAAAGATGGAAGTAGAATTTATTTTGGTAAACCAGTTGTTTATGAAGATGAAGAATCCAAATTTATGTATCCAAATGATGCTAGATTAAGAAATATATCTTATAGTATGACTATTCATTATGATGTTGAAGTAGTTTTTAAAAAGATATTAAAACCAAACGAAAAAGTTCCTATTGTTGGTGGTGAATATGATTATGGCGATGAACCATCAAATAATTTTGCAAAAGGTGGTGATAATGATTTAATTGATGGTGGAGCACCTACTAAAAAAAGAAAATTAAAAGTTACAGATTTAACTGCTATGGAAACTGCAAAATTACGAGAACTTACACAAAAATCAATGAAAGGAAATGTTCAAGAATATTCTATTATGCTCGAAAAAATTTATTTGGGTAAATTTCCTATTATGGTCCAATCTAAATTTTGTATTTTAAACAATTTACCAAAAGAAATTAGATCTTCTATGGGTGAATGTAAAAATGATTATGGTGGTTATTTTATAATCGATGGTAAAGAAAAAACTGTAGTATCTCAAGAAAAGTTTGCGGATAATATGCTATATATTCGAGAAGTAAATGATGATAAATATTTATATTCTGCTGAAATGAGAAGTGTTTCTGAAAATTTATCTAAACCGATTAGAACAATATCTATTAAAATGGTTGCTCCTTCCAAAAGTATGAGTAATTTAAATATAGTTGTTAATATACCACAAGTAAAAAAACCAGTTCCTTTATTTATTGTTTTCAGAGCCCTTGGTATAATAAGTGATAAAGAAATTATACAATATTGTTTATTAGATATGGAAGATAATGAAAAATATATTGACCTATTTATACCTAGTATTCATGATTGTGGTGGAATATATAGTCAAAAAATGGCTTTGAAATATATTGCTACGCTTACTAAATGGAAAACAGTTTCATATGTATGGGAAGTTCTAAATGATTATTTCTTCCCACATATTGGTGAAACCTTGTATAAACAAAAGGCTCTTTTTCTCGGAAGTATTGTTAAAAAAATATTAAAAGTTTATTTAAAAGAAGAAGAAGTTACAGATAGAGACAATTATAAATACAAAAGAATTGAATTGGTTGGAATGTTAATGAATGACCTATTCAAAGAATATTACAAAATTCAAAAAAGAAAAATATTTGTTGGATTTGATACTGTTTTAAATACAAATAAAGGTATTTTTGAAGATGATTTATTTGGATTAGTTAATTTAAATTATAAAAATGTATTTAATGATCGTTCAGTTGAAGAAGGATTTAAAAAAGCTTTTAAGGGTAATTGGGGAGCTGAAAGTCATACTAAACGAATTGGAATTGTGCAAGATTTAAATAGATTATCACATAATTCTATGTTAAGTCATTTGAGAAAGACTAATTTACCATTGGATTCTACTGCTAAATTAATTGGACCTCGTTTATTAAATGGAAGTCAATTTGGTTATTTTGACCCAGTTGATACTCCTGATGGTGGAAATATTGGTTTACATAAACATTTATCCATTTCAACTTATATTACAAAAGGTGTTTCTAGATATCCATTAATTAAATGGTGTTTGGAAAATATATCTTTAAAATTAATTGAAGATTGTTCATTTAAAGAATTAAATGATAAAACAAAGGTCATTATAAATGGCTGTTGGATTGGTATGGTTGAAAATGCTATTAAATGTACTGATAAATTAAAATTATATAGAAGAAATGGTTTAATTCCTATTTATACTAGTATATCTTTGAATATCAATAATAATACTATTTTCTTATACACTGATTCTGGACGTGTTTGTAGACCATTATTTTATGCAGATGATAATAAATTATCATTCGAAAGAAAAAATATTATGAAGTTATTAGAAGAAAATAAATATACATATAGTGACTTAATCTCTGGGTTTCAAACAAAAAAAGATAAAGATTTTAATCCTAATAATTATAAATTTTACGAAATTAATGAATTATATAATTCCACAGTTAATGATGATATTAATTCTAATAAATTTAAATCTGATAAATGTATTATTGAATATTTGGATAGTAGTGAATGTGAAGATGCATATATTGCATTAAATTATGAGGGATTTAAAAAAAGAGAAAAAGAATATACACATATGGAAATTCATCAATCATTTATGTTAGGTGTTATGGGCAATCTTATTATTTATCCTGAAAATAATCCCGGTACTAGAAATCAATTCTCATGTGGTCAAAGTCGTCAAGCATGTAGTATATATAGTACTAATCATCAATATCGTATGGATAAAACTTCTGTTGTTTTAAATAATACTCAAGTTCCTATTGTTAAATCTAGATATATGAATTATATCAATAATGAAGAAAACTGTTATGGTGAAAATTTAATTGTTGCTATTATGTGTTATACTGGTTATAATGTTGAAGATGCTGTATTAATTAATGAAGGTTCTCTAAAACGTGGACTGTTAAGCACAACATATTATAGTTGTTACGAAACACATGAAGAAAAAACAATAGAAGATTCTCTTAATGAAAAAGTTTTTTCAAATATTGAAAATATGCAAAATGTCCTTGGTAAAAAACCTAATTATGATTATAGTAAATTAAATAAATATGGATTAATTAATGAAAATGAAGAAGTTGATGAGAAAACTATACTAATTGGTATGACTTCTAATAATCCGGATAATTCTGATTTTAGAATTGATATGTCTAAATCTCCTAAAAAAGGCACCATTGCTCATGTTGATAAATCTTTTATTTCTGAAAATGATGAAGGACAACGTATTGCAAAAGTTAAAGTCAGAGAATTAAGAATTCCTGCAATGGGTGATAAAATGGCTTCTAGAGCTGGACAAAAAGGAACTATAGGTTTAATCATTAAAGAAAAAGATATGCCTTTTACTAAAAATGGTATTAAACCTGATATGATTGTTAATCCTCATGCTATACCTTCTAGAATGACTATTGGTCAATTGATTGAAACTATTACTGGTAAATTTGGCGTAATGAATGGTGGATTTATAGATAGTACTGCATTTATTAATAAAAATAATAAATATAATTTATTTGGAGAACTTCTTGTTAAGAATGGTTTTCATTCTAGTGGTAATGAAATATTATATAGTGGATTTGATGGTAAGCAAATTGAAAGTGAAGTATTTATTGGACCTACATATTATATGAGATTAAAACATATGGTTAAAGATAAAATAAATTTCAGAGCTAGTGGTAAAAATAATAATCTTACAAAACAACCTGTTGCTGGTAGAGCTAATGATGGTGGTTTAAGAATTGGTGAGATGGAAAGAGATGTTCTTATTTCTCATGGTATGAGTAATTTTATGTATGACTCTATGATGAACAGAGCTGATAAATATTATATGGCTGTATGTAATTTAACTGGTATGGTTGCTGCATATAATGAAGAAAAAGATGTATTCTTTAGCTTATTATCTGATGGCCCTATGCAATTTGAAAATATCACTAAATTTGATTGTAATATGGTGCAAAAAACAAAATACGGTCGAAATTTTAGTATTGTTCGTGTCCCTTATACATTCAAACTTTTACAACAAGAGTTAGGAGCTTGTAATATACAAATGAGATTAATAACTGAAGATAATATTGATAAATTTGAAAACATGTTCTATTCTAATAACATGAAACGATTACTTAATGATAATAGTAATGATACTGAAAAAGTAATGTTTGATTACTTGAGAAATGTTGGTGACAAAGCTAGAGAACCTAATCAAGAAGTTACAAATAAATTATTGAAAGATAATACTGATAACAATTTTGATAAAGCATACAGAGAAAATCCATTTTATCAAATGTATCTTGAAAAATTTCCGGATGCATCCATGGAAGAAATTACAAATGAATATAATAAATTTGTTGAAACTGGTCAAAGTAAATTAATGATTGATGATGTATTATCGGAATATGGTTGGACCATACAATTCTCTCAAAAATATAATAAACAATATTGGTTTAATACTAAAACTGGAGAAAGAACTTGGGAAAAACCTGTAATTAAAAATATCATTCCTGAAATTGATGAGAATGAAGACGATTCACCTCCATATGCACCTGATGATAATTCTCCTCCATATGCACCTGATGATAATTCTCCGCCATATGCACCTGATGATAATTCTCCTCCATATGCACCTGATGATAATTCTCCGCCATACGGTCCAAATAAACAAGACAGTGATAATATTGTAGAAGATAATGATGTTCATTTAAGAAGTGATTTTAAAAAATCCAGAATATGGAAAGTTAAATCAATTGGTGATAAATTTATAACAATTATTACAGACGATAATGAAGGATTAAGTAAAGAACAGCAAACTAGAGTTATAACTAGACCAGAAATATATAAAGTAGATAATTATAGTGTAACGAACGAAATAACAGAAACAAACAATATTATGACTGGAGGGAAACAAAAAACTACAGATGAAGATATTCAACCTAATATTAATATTGCTCCTGTTTTTAAAATTATGAATACTGGTTCAGAAAATTCAGACAATATAATGATGAAAGATGAAGAAGGTAATGATAAAAATGTAAATTTTTCATTAAATGAATCTTCTAATAATTCAGATAATAGTGAATTAACACAATCTCAAAGTAATGAACCTGAAGAAATTACAGATAGAAGTAAAATAGATTTTAATAAATTAGTGATTGTTAAAAAATAATTAGTATAAAATTGATTTAATATATATTTAAAAACAATATATAAATATATATAATGAATAATAGTGGAATAAATTTGATATATAAATCTAGAAAAACTATCCTAGAGTTGTTAGATTCTAGAGGATTTGATGTAGATACCTATTTTGATTTTAGTGTTAATGAAATTGATGCTATGATGAATAATTCTCAATTGGATATGTTAGTAACTCATCCAACTAGTAAAAAAAAAACTTATATTAAATATAGTTTGTCTACAAAACAAGTAAGATGGCAAAATAATTTAGAAGAAGTAATAGAAGACTTATATTATATTGAAAATGTATTATCACCGAATGATGATTTAGTAATAATTATAAATGAAGAACCAAATGACAACTTATTAAATAAATTAAAATATCTATATGATCACGATGGATTATTTGTAGTAATGCATAATATTAATCGATTACAATTTAATATACTAAATCATGTATTAGTACCTAAATGTAAAGTATTAAGTAAAGAAGAAGAAGAAGAATTTAAAAAGACTTATAATATTTCGATTAATAAACAACTTCCACAAATATCTAGATTTGACCCACAAGCATTAGCTTTATGTGTGAGACCAGGTGATATTTGTGAATTTAATAGAAAAAGTATTAATTCAATTGATGCTAATTATTATAGAATATGTGTATAAAAATATGATGATTATTTATATATAAATAATAAATGTTGACTCAAGAAGAAAAAGAAAAAATACATAGAGATTATAATAAACAAAATATAGTATTTCATCACAATCCTAATAGTTTTTTTTATATGTCAGCAATTGCAAATAAAGATATGCCTACTAATGCTGAATGTGAAGCTTTAAACCCGGATTATGAAAGTAGTGATTGGATTGAAAAATGTAGTCCTGATAATTTTCCTGATAATAAAACCGATTGTAAGAATGTTGCTTTTTGTAAAAATATAAAAAGGGTGAATGAACTATATGATAAACGTAATGATTATAGTGCTACAGGACAATTATATTTAGATAATAATGAAGAGTATAAAGAGTCATATAATAGACTTATAAGTTTATCTGTAGGAATTGCCTTTTTTACTTATGTTACTTTTAAAAAAATATTTCAATAATAATATTATAAATGTTTTATATTATATATAATATAAATATATATAATGTCATATTTACCATATTCATATTTAGGGTGTTATAAACGAAAGGATGGACGCCATATTATAGGTGGAACTAGCCGTGCGATAGGAAATGGTCATAATCAAGATAGTTGTAATGATTTAGCTTTAAAAAAGAATAAAAATTATTTTGCATTACAATATGGGGGAGGTTGTTTTATTGGTAATGATTTAAATATAGAAAATAAGGAAAGTAAAGATTGTAATAAACCATGTACAAGAAATAATACTGATACATTACTTCAAGAAACAGGAATACCAGGATGTGGAAATATAGGCAGACATGATAATAGATCATTCTCAATATATAAATCACATAAACCAACTAATATTATCACAAAAAATGATGAGACAGAAAAATATCTAGATAATTTTCCTGTTGGTCAAAAGTTTAAAGAAGGAAATTATAGTTTTGATTCATCTACATATTGTTGGAACCATTCACCTGACAGAGCATTTGATGGTAATTTAAGAACTAGATGGCATACTGCTTATGTTAATCGCAGAAGTGGACGACAACCACAAGCAAATCGAAACTATACAACTAATCCATATAAAGGAACCGGTGAAAAATTTAAAAGAACATATCGTTCAAGTCCAGAAGATGCTGTAAGAAACAGAAAAGACCTTAAAACAAAAATCATTCATTTTACAGAAGAAGGTTCAAATAATGCAATTGAAAAAAATAAACATTATGGAGAATGGGTTGAAATAAATTTTCCTTATAATATGATACCTGAATCATTTGAATTAATGGGACATAACTCGTTTAGGCATGTAGGTTCATTAATGAAATTTCCTCGTAGTTATCTTCTGTTAGGTTCAAATGAGGGAGAAGGTTGGACAAAACTAGGTCAATATTCACCAGATAATGTTAAAAATGGTATTGACTTAATTAATGCTTATGTAAGAAAAGATATGGGAACTTATAATAATTTAAGAGGAGAACCATGGAAACACAGTATAATTGCAACAAAATCATACAGTAAATATAGATTAGTTATTAAGGAAACATACGGGGCACCTTATACAGAAATAGGGCATATGACAATAAAAGGAAAAATTTGTATAGATATGAATGGTAATTGTGATAAATTTAGACAATCAGTTAATGAAGGTTTTACAAATAATGTTATGGAAACTTTTACAAATAAAGACGAAGATTATATAGTAGAAGAAAGTTTTATAAATCAACCATTAGAATTACAAAGAAATAACCCTTTGGTTGAAAAAAATATTTTTAATATTGGATATTCCAAATATTAATTATTTAGTTTAGATATATATTTTATAGATTTATAATATATATTATAAATGGTGCAAACATATAACAATGATACAAATGTTTCTGGATATTATAACAAAAAATATATAAGTCGTGAAAAAAATAATTTAGTTAGCGGTCAAACTGTATCACAAAGTGATTTTCTTAATTCAGATTCAAGACATAATGCAGTAAAATTATTTGATAAAAATATAAATACATCATGGAAATCACAAATAAAAGGTGGAACTTATTTAGACGATATTAACAGGAGACAAAAATTTAAAAGAAATCTTTATAGTAAAATATCTACATATCATAGCATATATTCAACACCTGAAATTGATAAAACAAATGATTCAACATATAGTTTAACAAAATTAAATAATGATAAAGGAATTCATGGTAGTTGGGCACAAGTTACTTATTCAAGACCATTAATAGCAGGTTCAATGTATATACAAATGGAGGATAGAGGAGATTCATACATTGAACAAATGCAAACTGTAAAAAAACTTTCAATTGTTGCTTCAAATCAAGGCGATGAAATTCCAGACAGAGATAAAAAATTTGATTTGATAACAGAAATTGATTATGATAAAAAATATGCCCAGAAATTCTCTTTTAAAGTAAGTAGTAAAAGTGGAGGGATAAGTAAATTAGGTAAAACAACGATTGAATCTTTTAATGTTATAGCAAATGGTCAAATATTAGAGACAATTAAATGTATTCCAGGTAGAGAGGTTGAAAGAACATATTATCTCTCTTCAGTTGGTTTAGAAGATAAAGGTATAATCATTGATTATTTAAATGCCAGTGATTTTAAGAATATTACAAATTTTTCAGGTATACCAGGTCTTCATTTTTCAGAATTTACTCTCAATGATAAACCAGTTTTATCATATTTTAAACATGGAAGAAATTCAAATAAAGATCCTATAGATGGTAGTTTTACTAAAGGAGGTCCTTATGAATTACAAATAACATCAGCGTCAAATAAATTACATAAAGAAAAATTACCAATTCCTTATAATAATTTTATTATTAAAGAAAAACCATATGTAACATATCGTTTAATTATACAAGAATTATATGGGGGTAAAAATTTTAGAATCAATGACTGGGGCATAACTGGTAAAAATGTAAATATAAAAAATCCAGATGAAGGTTTTTATAATAGAAAAACTTCTGAAAAACAAATATCAAATGCTAGAATATTAAATTCTATATACACAAATACACCAAAAATTGCTGGAGTATCATTAATTGAAGGATATCAAGGAACCTCTGAATTAATGGATCGAGAAGAATCAATAATAGATTTAGTTAATAGATTTAATGAGGAATATGCAACATATATTAGATGTAATGGCCTTCATTTAAAGGATAGTGAAAGACAAAATTGTGTTCCTAGTGTGAATTTTTATAGATTACCTAGAATAATTAAAATTGAATTCACAGTTGCACAAAATTTAAATTCTGGTAGTAACGCATGGAATAGTTTTTCATTTATAGGAATACCAGATGGGTCAACTACCAATCAACCACAAATAATTGGAACTCCATTTAATTATACATCAGGTATGACTTTTGAAAGTGGGTCTAATCATACTATTCAATTAGAATACAATCAAAATAACAATAAGAATGAATTAAATGGTTTAGAACAATTTGCAGGAGAATTTACAGGAATGGAATTATCATTTGGTGATTCTAAATTAGAATTTTTTTCATTTAAGGTTACAATAATAGATAACAGAGGAAAGCCTTATACTTTTATAGATTCTGTATCTAATCAATTAGGACAACTTATTTCTGGGAATAACTGGGATGATAATAGAAATGATATTACTGCTATAACTGGAAATTCAATACATTTTTATAATAATGGATTAGACCAAATTACATCATTACATTCACAATTAAGAACAGAATTAGATAGTATGACAAGTTATACTTCTGAATTGAATAATGCAATTAATCTTTCAAGTTATGAAAGTAATCACAATTCATTAAAAAACTCTATTAAAGATTTTAAAGAACTACGATATGATTTAGATACAAAATTAAGAGAAATTTATATGATAGAAGGTTCAACATCAGGTTTAAAGAAATTACAATATGATGGAACTATGTTTTCAGGGGCATTATGGACCGTATTAGCAACAACAATATTGTATTATACATTATATGAATTAGATTAAATCATATTTTATATTTGATATATATATAAAATATGTATGATATAATTCCAACTAATAAAGAATTTAACAATTATAATTACTTTTTAAATAATGATAATAATAAAAAAGAATTAAATGGAAAATTTACAATAATAACATCAAGTGGACATATTAATACATCAAAAATGTTTGATAATAATGATAATAGTTATTGGGAATCAGAAAATTTATTTATAGAGAAAATAGATGACCCTGTGTTATCAAATACAGTAAATGATTTAAATGAATTACCATGTTTATCAGACGATTATTTGAAAGGAACATGTATAAATAGATATACAGGATTAAATAATATAACAGGATATACAAGATATTTAAGTAATGACCCTTCAAATAACAATATAATATTGAAAAATAAAATTACGACAAAAACAAAAGGTGAAACTATTGAAATAAATTTACCAAATCTATTATACATATATGAATTGAATTTAGAGTTTGTAGAAGGATATGCCCCTAAACGATACCAAGTTTATGCATTTGACGAAGATATTAAAAAAAATGTATTATTAGGACTTCAGTTTAATGTTAATTATCAAAAAACACAAGATAATTTAGCCTTTTATCCAACAAAAAAATACAAAAAAATAACGATAGTATTTAATGCATTAAACGAAAATACAAGTATTCGTATAACTAAATTACAACTTAAAGGTGATAAAACATTAAAAACTGCTCATAATAGTAAATACACTTTAGGTAAAGAAAATTTTTCTAATATTGATAAAAAGGTGAGATTTTCTAATACAAAATATGTATATGAGTATGATAAAAATAATAAATTATATTCTGACTTATTAATTCCTTTAGCATTTACTACAATGTTATTTTTGGTATATTCAAATAAAAAAATATAGTAAAATATATATATATGGACTACAAAGAAGCTTTTACATCATTTGTTGATTTTGGGTATAAGAATGTTGAACCATCTGATAATACAAGTGAATATGTTAATCAAGTAATTGAACATCAATTAACACCTTTGCAAAAAATTGCAGAAAAACATAATATACGACATAGTAAAATTTCTAAAAATAAAGGAGAATTAGATACAAAAATGCAAGAATATAATAACTTGTTACAAATATTAAAAGAAGAAGATGAAAGTGAAGATGTAACTATTGATATTGGTAGTCAAAGTGGAACAAATATTAAAACAATAACGTATGATGATATTGATACAAGTTATCAACACTTAAGTATATCTAAAATAATTACAAAGGACAATGTTCCGGTGAATATAGGAGATGATGTATATAGTGTTAATGTTGTTGGAAGAACAATAAAAGTTGAAAAAATTTCAGGAAATGCTGTAGGTTGGAATTATGATTTAAAGATAAATGGTCGAATCTTTTCAACAAAAGATAAAAAATATCATCATAAAGGAACAGATGCTGAATTTATGGATAAACGTAAAACACATCAAGATAAGTTTATACAAGACACAAGAGAAGTGTTATTATACAATAATCATATGTTTATTGCAGGAACTATCACAACTGCTATTGCACTAATATTAGTATATAGAATGAGTAGTTAAATAATTTTTTTATATTATAATAGTATATAATATAATTATGGATTTTGCTGGTTATTTAAATCTACAAAAAGATCATTTATTAGATTTAGGATCTTCAAGTGAATTGTCAAATGATGTATCTAGTGCATATGTTGGAGAAATACAACAAAAATTAAATCAAGTTAAAACAGCATACGATGAAGCTAATGTTACTACACGTGATATTGTTACAAATCAAGGAGAAGTTGTTGATATGGTTAATGATGAAACAACGAGATTAGAACAAAAAAAAGATAGTATAGATACAGCACTTGAAGGACAAAAAAGAATGATTACTTTAAATGATAGTTATAGAATGAGATATAGATATTATCTTTATATGGTAGTAACTGTTTTAGTAGTAACTGTTTTATATGTAATAATTCGTTTCTTATCAAAATATTTACCAGGTGTTCCTGGAGCAGTATGGGATTTATTATTAATAATAATATTTGCAGTAGCTGTATGGATATTATATACATCTTGGTTAGATATAAAAAGACGTGATATAATGAATTTTAATAAATTAAGTTTTAATCCTCCAAAGAAAGAAGATGCTGTTGCAAAAACTCAAGTTACTCAAGTTACAGAAGATGGAGAAGTTGAACAACAAGGAGATCAAGAAATGTGCAAAGGTCAAGATTGTTGTCCTCCTGATCATATTTATGATCAACAAACTAATGCTTGTATCAAACCCGAAACCTTTAAAAATAATAATTTAGTAAAACCAAATGAACCATCTGAATTTGTAAATTATAGTAAATATTAAATAATTTATATTATATATACGATAATTATATATAATGGGAAATACTAATTTAAAAATAAAATATTATGGAAAAACTGGTAAAGAAAAATTTTCAGTAAGTTTAATGGGTAAAAGATATAATTTTAAAAATGTAGGAACAAATGCTGCATATCATCAAGCTATTATTGGAAGTGATAAAGCCACTGATATGGTTATTAATTTTGGTAATGCTGGAACAACAAAAATTCAAAAATTCAAAGAAAAAAAAGAAAGAGTTTGTAGACGCACTAGAAGATGGGGTAAAAGAAGAAGAAGATGTCGAGACAAAATTACAAAAATACCGTATATGGAAAAAGTAGAAAAAAGAGTTATTATTAAAAAAATTGAAATAAATGGATTTGATATTACATCATATCTTATTTATTCATCAACAAGTTGTGACCCTTCGAGTGGTAATGTTGGAAAAACTGAAAATATAGATAATGGAATTCTAGTAAGAGGTGGAGAATATAGAATCCCGAAAAGTATGTTACAACAAGCAATTGGTAAATTTGTTCCAAAACCAATTCATGATGATTTAATAGCTGAATGTAAACCTAAAGATAAACAAATACTTGAACAACAAAGTCAAATAAATAAAATAGAAGATAAATACGGTGTAAAATCTGCTGAATATGATACTTTACTTTCAAAATTTAATAAGCTCACTGGATTTCAAGATGAACAGGATAAAAAAATTTCAAATGCTAGTGAAAAAATAACTATTATGAATAATGAAGCTAGTGATTTAGAAGGTCAATTAAAATGGGCTGAAGATAATATTAACTCTTTAAATCAACAAAATGCTATGAATTATCAAAAATATAATAATAGTGAAGGTAAATATTATCAAGATGTTGAAAAAGAAAATTATGGTTTAACAAAAGAAAACACTAATAGAGAAAATGCGAATACAACATTTAAACAAAAGGTTTTTTACAAAAAAGAAACAAAAAAAAATATTGACATTTATAATAGATTTGCTTTATATGTATATTATTTCTTTGTCTTTGCCTTTTTATGTATATCTTTTTATGTTGATAGTAAAAGTGGAACATTGATGGAAAATTTATATGGAAAAATATTTTTCATAATTATTGCTTTAATTTATCCATTTGTAATATTAACAATAACAAAATATGTTATGAATTTCTTTTATTATTTTTATTCAATACTTAATGGTGTAACATATGAAAAAATTTATTAGTTATTTGATATTTTATTAAATAATAATATATCAAACTTTAAATAATAATATAAGTTAGTATTTTTTTTTCCTAGTTATAAATGTAATTTCTATTAATTTCCAAAAACAATATGCTTGATAATATATTTGTTCTAGTATATTTATTACAGTTTTATTTTCTTTTTGAAAATTGTCAAACATATATTCTAAGTCATCAAATGATGAATCATTTATTTCATCTAAATTAAATCTGGTAGTATTAGTATTTTGATTAAATTCAATATTTTTTTCTTCTCCTTTTGTAATATCGTCTAAAATAATAAATTGTCCATAAGAATTATCATTAAATACATTATTATAGTCTCGAATCATATTTCATATAATATTTACTCATATGAAAATTTTTCAAAAAAAAATCAATTTTATAATTTATTAATTTACAAGTCGTTACAATTTATGTCGTCAATTTCATCATCATTTACATTTGTTACTTTATTTGTATATTTAACTTTTACATTTTTCCAGACACCATCCCTGCACTTACCAAAATTACGATCAATATATTCATGAACTTCTCTAGCAGGTGGTTCTTTTCTACCTTGTCCGTAATTAGCTGCCCACCACATTTTAAATTCTTGATTAATTTCATTCTTTTCAATTACACCATTAGTGTGTTTTACTATTTTTTCTTGAACAAAGGCAGATATGTAATCTTGACTTGCTCTATATTTTCTAGAATGTTCTAATACAATATCGCAGTCTTTTACAAGACCTTTTGATTTTTTAACTATTTCTATCAACATAGATGCGAATACCTCTCTCCATCTTGGAAATTTTTCCTTTGACAATTTAGTATCTAGTGGAAATTGATATGGTTTATTTGGGTCACCTTTTACTGGATTTTCAGTAAATAATGATTCAAATGGACATACACGAATTCTTCTCCAAGTTCCATGATCATTGGAATTGATTTGCATAAATATATTTGCGGTTACTACCAATTTTAATTGTGGTTTAAACGATATTGTCTTTTCCATATAAGGTGCTCTACCTTGAAGATTGTCTTCACCACTTGTCAATTGTTTCATTATACCTTCATTAATTACATCACCTTTTTTGGGTTCTTGCATTAAAGCATAACGGATACCACGCAATTGAACAATTTCTGGAGATACCCCACCTACTTTTGTTCTACTATTTGTTATTAATGATAATGGGACGTCACCTTTATACTCACCCAATATTTGTTCCATTAAAGTTACTAATACGGATTTTCCGTTTTGACCCATACCAATATACATATTAAAAGTTTGTTGATCAGCTGTCCCTAACAATGTTGATGCTAAATGCTGCCACATATATTTTCTTAATTCTTCATTTGGAAACAATTTTGAAAAGAATTCTTCAATTTCTTCTTGAATTTCTTTTGTTTTATCACTTAATTTTACATAATTTATTTTTGTTGTAAGTGATACATGGTCATCCGGTCGTCCTTCTCTAAATACATTCTCATTAAAATCCATTACTCCATTATTAAAACATAACAAATATGGATTTTGATCTAATTTTTCAATAAAATCACCATCATAAAATAGTTCCTTTGCTTCTATCATAATATTTTTCTTATCATTTGATTTATTTAAAAACTTTATTATTTCTATTATCTTACGAGCAATTAATTTTTGTTTTTCTACTAATTTTTGTTTCTCATTCTCATCTAAATTACCATTCTCAATTTTTAGTGATAACTCCTTACTTAATTCTAGACTTTTCACATTATAAATTGTTCGCATTTTATCAGAAATTGACTTACGTAATGATGTTCCTGAATCATTTATTTTCCATCTATGATTTACATATTTATACCATATATTACCCTTAATACTTGTGCAAACATAATCATTTTTATATATCTGATATAGAACTTGAGCCAATTCTACTTCTCCCCCTTCATATTTTTCTGATTTTAAACTATTTATACCATCAGCTCCATATATTGTTCTATCTACATAATAAGATATTGTTCCTTTATGAACTTCTTCATATTTCTCTTTACTTTCTTGACGAACCCAATGAATAATTGATCTTTTTGTTAATCCATTTCCATTCATATTATTAGTAGCATCATTCCATGTATTCACAAGTTCATCTAATTCATCCATTCTGCATTTAAATGTTCTATTTTGAGAACTAAATTTTAACCATACAATAAATAATTTACTACTAGTATTTCTTAATGCCCAACAAACCCTTATCCATTTATCATATGAACCTGATTCATAATAATTACCAGGTAAAGCCATTGTATAATATGCAGTTTCTTTCAATCCATAATCTTCACTTGACAGTCCATCAATAAATGTAGTATATAATTTATCAATATCTTCAATCGAATTAATATTATTTGTATTAATATTATTTGATGTCATCATATCAGATATATTTGAATCTACACGATTTAAATCATATAATTTATATAAATTACCATTACTACTATTTGGTGACTTTGGTTTTTCTGAAAGTTGTTTATGTCTCTCAATAAACTCATCATTTACATCATTGAATTCTAATTTTTGATGATTACTATTTCTAACTGATAACTCTTTTATATCTATTGTATATTCATTTAATTCAATCTTGTCACAAATACATTCTTCTTCTTCATCATCATAACTAACATCATAAATATAAGTTATTTTATATGCATCATGTTTAGGTTTTTTTGACCCATATAACTGCCATGGAGTTGTACCTTTTGTTATTCCTTCATCAAATACATCATCCCAATTATTTTTTAATGGTAATTCACTCCAACTTGAATCACTCATCATATTTATTATCTTCTCTCTAATTATTTTTTGTGTTATTCTATCAACTTTCAGCGTAATAATTAAATGAATACCGTCTTTTGTAATTTCTTTGTCAGAAACTTTATTCACATTTTGTTTCTCCATTACAAATATTTTAAATTTTGTATTATTATTCATATTATAAATATTTGTTAAAATGCAAATGTAGTTATCCACTATTTCTTGTATGTGGTCACTATTATGTTGTCTTGAATCTATATCAATACTATAACGCAAGTCAATATCTACTAATAGAGGACCTTCATTTTCTAATTGCTTCTCTGTTAAATATTCACTTTTGTTTTTTTTATTTAATATATCTCTCTCATACAATTTTAGAAATTCCCCGTAATTTTTGTCATCTATACTATAACTTCCTCCCATTATTCCATTTGAATTTTTTTCACCTATTCTAGTATTTGTTATATTTTTTTGTTCAGGATTTCCTTTTTTGAGAATATGCTTTAATAGAAAACTTTGCAAATTATTTGCACTATTTATTGTATTTCTAACATTCACATCATTATGCATTGTTGAAGTTATTGTAGATGGACTATATTGAACGTCAACACTTGCCATTAGATATATATGATAGATATTTTTATTATATTTTTTTTTATATTTTCTTTATCAATTTTATATCTTATTTTATACCTAAATGCAGTAAATATGAATTTATGAAATTATTTATTATTACCATAAAAAATAGTTCTAAATTATTTATAATTTAACTTTTATAGGATATAAAATTGAATTTTATAATGTATTTATATATATTATAAAAAAACTATGAGATTTTGCTCAATGTGTGATAATATGTGCTATCTTGCAATTGATGAAAAAGACCCTAATTTAATCAATCATTATTGTAGAATGTGTGGAAATATTGAAAACTATTCAAATGATTCATGTATACTAAATACTCAACATGGTAATAATATTACTAAAATTGATGTCATCAATGAATACACAAAGTTTGACCCTACTTTACCTCATTTAAATAATATTGATTGTATTAATAATGAATGTATATGTAATACAGATAAAAACGTATCTAGTGATATTATTTTCATAAGATATGATAATAAAAATCTTAAAAATATTTATTTATGTTATCATTGTAATATTTCATGGAAAACGAATGATAAATAAAATATAAAATTGATTATCTTTTTACTGATTTAGAAAGAAATAATATTACGTTTTATATATAATTATGTCTAGTAAATTTGATGATGATGACTCTATTCTCGAAAATGATGATATTAACGATGATGAGTTTGATGATGATGATGATGATGTTACATCAATAAAGCAAATAAATAGAAAGGTTAAACCAGTCAAAACTGTTTCAATTGATGACCCTGATGATGAAGAACCTGATGAAGAAGAACCTGATGATGAAGAACCTGATGATGAAGAACCTGATGATGAAGAACCCGATGATGAAGACCCCGATGTAGAAAATACATTAAATTCCCCGATTAATGCTCAATCTGGTTCTGGTTCTATTAACATGGATTTTGAATCATTTGAAGACGATGATTCTGATGATGACGAAGATAATTATTTGCAAAAATTTGATGATAAAAATAAAAATAATAAAGATTTTGTTTTGAATAATAGTCATCCAGAATTAATTACTCATAATTATGATGAGGTTGAAACATTATCTAAAATTGTTCGTGATAAAAATAATAACATAATTGATAAATTACATACTACTGTTCCTTTTATTACTAAATATGAAATTGCTAGAATATTAGGTGAACGAGCAATGCAAATTGAATCAGGTTCTTCTGTATTTACTGAAATTGATGATAATTTAATTGATAGTTATAGTATTGCATATAAAGAATTTTTAGATAAAAAAATACCATTTATAATTAAACGTCCCTTACCTAATGGTAGTTGTGAATATTGGAAAGTAAAAGACCTTGAAATAATTTCTCAATAGTTTCTTAATAATTTTATATAATTTGTATTTTTTTATATATAAATTATATATTAATTTAAATGGTTAATAAAAAAATTTCTAATGATAAAAAAAAACTGTTAAAAAATCAGTAAGTAATACAAGAAAAACTAAAAAAACAAAAAGAAAAAAATCAAAAAGTAAAAAAACAGAAAGTAAAAAAACAGAAGGTTTGTTACCACCTGGTGGTCTATTAAGTCTCGCTGATAGTTCATATATAAATTATATTAAAGAAATAACAAATCGTAATAATAAGAATGTTCCAAACGACAGTTATGATAGTCCTAATGATGATGGAATTATAGTTGAAGAGAGATACACATTACAACCATTACAACCTGTTTACGATAAAACAAGTAATACCTATTTAGATAGAGACCCTGTAACCGGTAGATTTACACGTCCAATTACACCTAGTGAAGCTCCTACAACAGATATAACATATATAACTCCAGAGAAAAGAGGTGGAGTTGCTCCTTCTTTTATTACTACTTCATCACGTCATAATTATGAAGATTTATTAAGAATTATTATATATGGAATTAATGGTTGTTTTATTGAGAAACACGATTTAGTAACAGCACAAAATTTAAATAGCGATATTTGTGTTGAATTAAGTCAGTTACTACAACAACATAGTAATTCATTAATAAATCTTTCTGAAAATGAGAAACAACAATTGTATGATACATGTAGTCAACATTTAGGAAATATAATGCGTGCAACACGTAATATTATGATGAATTCATTTAACCCTATGGATGTTGGAAGAATGTATGTAGAAGTTGTTACAAAAATTTTGGACGAAATTAGTGTAAAAATGGGTCGTCCTTCAATTATGAGAAGAACCGGAGGGAAACAAAAAAGAAAAACTAGAAAAAATAAATCTAGGCATCATTAACTATTTTGTGAAAAAACTCGTTTATTTTGTTTTCGTCAGAACTAAACAAGAATTCACTTGGAGCCCAAGAATCTTCGCCGTAATCATATCTTAAGAATGCTGGAATTGTAGATATAATTCTTTTTTTTTTATAAAATGCATAAACATCAAAACATTCATCTGCATCAAGTTTTGCGCATGTTACGTTTTGTGGTAAAAAATTAAACCATTCATTTACTAATCCTTCAATCTTTTTACAAGGTCCACACCATTCTGCACCAAATTTTATTACTAAAATATTATCATTATTATTAATTATTTCTAGTAATTTATTGCGATCCTCTATATGTGTAATTATTTGCCTTTCACTCATAATATATTATAAATATAAATATCTTTTATATTTATAATTTCAATAAAATAATTTATTAAAAATCCGAATAATAAAATCATATATATGATTAAAAAAACAATTTTGGTTAATCTTATTATCATTGTTATTAATATGATAATTATAGATGAATAAGTAATATAAACGAAGAAGACGAATAATATCTAATAACTCAATTAATTCAGGATATCGTGAACTCCGTTTTTCCCTAAAAAAAGTAATATATCTTTTTTTAATGTTTTTAATTTTTTTAAATCATTTGCTACTTCTAACGCATCAGGTGATGATATACATTCATTATATTCTTCATGTTCTTTTTTTAATTCAATATTTGCATTAAATATACCTTTATATCTTTCAAATAAATTTTGCAAATTTGATACCTGTGTATTTATATTATTTTTATTATCACTAATAAAGTCTTCTATTTCTTTTTTGTTTTCTTCAAAATTTTTTTCATTTAACACCTTGTTTAAATTTTCTTGTTCTACTAACTCTTCATTTAATTGTTCTATTATAATATCTGTATCATTTTGATCATACGAAATCATTAAATCCATAATATTTGGTGTGACATTTATATTTCTTTTATTAAAAGATTTATTCATATATAAAATATGTAAATATTTATTATTTTTTTTGTTTTTTATATAATATAATGGATATTCATAATTTAGATATTAATATGTATAGTTTTAAAGATATATTAGATTTATTTAATATTAACGAGAAAAATATAACTGCTAATGAAATAAAGAATGCTAAAAAAACAGTATTAATGACTCATCCTGATAAATCTAAATTAGATTCAAAATATTTTTTATTTTTTAAGAAGGCTTTTGATATTCTTTTTCATTATTATGAGAATAATTTAAAGCAAGAAATCGATTTAGATACTGTTAATACCGATTATCAAGATTATCATGATAGTGAAAATAGTGATAGGATCTCTAAAGAAGTTTCAAAATTTAATAAAAAATCATTTAACACAAAATTTAATAAATTATTTGAAGAAAATGCATCTATTAATAAAGTTGATCCGGAAAAAAATAAATGGTTTAAAGAAGATAATCCTGCTATTAATGAAATGGAAAAAGTAGTAAATGTAAGTAGTATGAATAATGCTATCAATAATTTTAAACAAAAAAACAATAGTTTAGTTATTCATAAAGATATTCAGACAATGAAATCTTCAAATGGAGCTAATTTATATGAAGAAGATAATAATAATGAATATGTAGGAAGCAACATATTTGATAAATTAAAATATGATGATTTAAGAAAAGTTCATAAAGATGAAACTGTTTTTTCTGTTAGTGAAAATGATATTTCAAAGGTTAAACAGTATGATAATATTGACCATTATAGAAATGCTCGTGGTAATCAATCTTTAGACCCAATGAGTGAATCTGAAGCAAATCATTATTTAAATGCAAATAATCAACGTTATGTTGATAATATTCGAAAACACGAACAAAAATCTATTTTACAGACTGTTAAAAACGAAGAAAATAATAAAAAATTTATGGCAAGCTTTTTAAGAATAGGTAATTAATTTATTATTTACTTAATAAAAATGGAAAATCATATTCTTTTTTACAATTCATTTCTCTAAACCATAGATTTATTGCATATTTTTCACCTTTTATTACGGGCATACCTGCATGTAAGCTATTTGGATGGATATCTGTTGTTCCTTTAATACAATTTTCAAAAACAATCATTTTTCCTTTTTTTGCATTCGATACTATATTTAGATTTGGAAATGATGTCCCTCCACCTTCTTCAACATCATTTAAATATAAAAGAGCTGTTACTATTCTTTGACCGCCATATTTTAAGCATCTTTTACATTTTTCTGTATCTTCTTTTTTGTAACCATCATAATGTTGATTATATCTTTGTGATACATCGTAATGAATCGCTTGAAAACTTTCTGCATTCTCCATTGGTATTTTTAATATTATACTTACCTTCATTGCTATTTTTTTTGTTATCTTATCTGTATTATGTTTTATCCAAGTATTTGAACCACTCCTACCTGCACTAAATACTCCTACTTTATTATCTGATACAAATGCTCTTTTCATATTAGGTTTTGCAATATCTATAAAATGTTCACATTCCTCTTCTGTTAAAAAATTATCGATTGCAAATATAAGAGGTTCCTCTGATAAAACTTCTATGTTTTTACACTTCTTTCTTATATTATCAATACTATCCATCTTTGATAATATAAATATATATTAATATTTATTTATATTTTTAGTTTCTTACTTATATCTTTTATAATTTTTTCTGAATCTTCTAAAATATTTATATTTTTATTTTGATGATATATGTCTACACTATCATACCATACTTTTTCATTATTATTAAACCATCTCCATTCTGATACATAACCTAATAATAAAAATGTTGGTATATTCATAACTCCTGCCAAATGAACTATTCCACTATCGATTGTTATTAATAAATCTATATTTTGTAATATACCTATTGTATCTACAAATGCTTTATCTGTGTCTATATCAAATATTTTTATATTATCCGAGAAAAATGTCATATCTTCTTTTATTTCTTCTTTCTTATGTAAACATATAATTTCTACATCTAACTCAAATACTTTTTTTAAATGTTTCATTTTTATTATTTTATCAATTGACGATTTTAATAATCCTTTGTAAAATAATCCTATTTTTGGTTTATCTGACTTTAATTTTTTATTCCAATATTCACTTATTTTACTATCATAATTTATATAGTTAATTGTATTTACTTCTATTTTTTCTTTTTTTAATATGTATGGCAATGACATTATAAAACATTTATAATCAAATGATGGTATATTAAACCTAGACGTATCATGTGTTATTAATACATTTTTACAATCTGTTTTTAATATATGTGATACTATATTTTTACAAAAATAAGTTATTTCCATTTCTGGATTTTTTTTTGCTAGTTCTATTAAAAATCTGAAATACATTATATTATCACCTATTCCTTGTTCGTAAACTATTAATAATTTATTACATTCTTTCTTCCCATCCCATTTTGGTAAATTTATATTTTGTCTTAATGGTAATCCTGTTTGATGACATAAATCATTACTATTTAATCTATCTTCATAAAATTCAAATCCTTTTTTAAAATCTTTTATTGATAATAATGCTGGTGATAATGCATATTTATCTTCTGATTTACTATAATATTTTATAGATACATCATATTTTTTTAAATAATAATATATTTCACCTAACATTTTATAAACATTTCTATTATTTTTTTCTAAAATATTTAAATTATGTAATACACGTAATGCATTTTCATAATCTTTTAAATTTACATAACAAGATGCTATCATAGATTGCAAATCACTACTTATATTTTGTGTATTAATTAATTTATTATAATAATCCAATGCTTTATCATATTTTTCATTTTTAAAATAATTTGTTGCTATCTGATAATATAAATAATATATTTGTGGAGAATTCTCGTTTAATGATTTTAATATTTTTTTATAACAGTATATAGCGTCAGTATATTGCTGAATACTTTGATACTTATTTGCTAATGCAAGTAGTAAATTATTAATTTCATTTTCAACATTTCCTTCCATAATTTATCTATATACAAAACTTTATATATTGTAAAATTGAATTTATTTAAAAATTATATAATATATAAAATATAGCATATAATGTCTCTTGAACAAAATGTCTTTGAAAATAAGGGTAAATTATTCCGAGATAACATACGAAAAGGTTTAAATAAATTTGTTGATAATGAAACTATTTCAACAAATCTAGAAATTGGTGTTTATAAATATGCATATAAGGAGGCACGTCAAAAAAAAATTTTAAAAAAATGGGATAATAAAAAATTCTTACAAATTTATATTGATCGTTTAAGAAGTATTTATATTAATTTAAAAAATGTTGACCTACTTAATAATATCAAGTCTGGTGAAATTACACCTCAATCTATTGCATTTATGACTCATCAAGAAATGAATCCTAATAGATGGAAAATTTTAATTGAAAATAAAATGAAACGAGATGAAAATAAATATAATACTAACTTGGAAGCATCTACTGATATGTTTACATGTAAAAAATGCAAATCTAAAAGGTGCACTTACTATGAACTTCAAACACGTAGTGCTGATGAACCTTCTACCATATTTGTAACATGTTTAGATTGTGGCAAAAATATGAAACATTAATAAAATTTTATTATATATATTTATATTATATTAATTATGTTTTCCATGTCCTCTATTATTAATAAAAATAATGAAAATAATGAAAATAATAAAAATAATGAAAATAATTATATTAAAATTGTCCCTACAGGTGGATTATGTAATAAATTAAGAGTAATCTTTTCTTATTATTCATACGCAAGAAAACTTAAAAAAGAACTTCATGTAATTTGGTCAAAAGATCCTGTTTGTCCTGGAAATTTTTTAGATTTTTTTGAAGAAGTACCTTATTTAAAATTTGTTTCCAATAGAGAAAATATTTTATATTCT